TCCTGATCAAAGGTTCGGTTTTTGGCCAAACGATAGTGTGTTCGTTCCCAGCGATAGAAACCACAGCGAACATCGTGTTCAAACCTGCCAGTTTTGGTCATTTAGTGGCGCCTTGTTTCAATAGGAAAAATGTGTATGCTGCTGGGTTGCGGGGTTTTCCGTCATCATGTGACACCATGTCGACACAGGAAGGGCAGAGAAATCCCCTAATCCCATGATAATTGTTGAGTTCCCACCACTGGCCGGGTGTTTTTTCTTTAGTGGTTTTACATCCGTCGCAGGTTCGCATGTTATGATTCCATGTACTTGAGCATGAAAAAGGTAAACTTTTCAGGCTTCACAGGTACTCCAGCTGAAGTATGACGCACCATTCCCCAACATTTAGAGCAGACATAACCGTTGATACCATAGTATCTATCAAGATAATGCCACCGACCAAGTGGTTGTTCATTGGAGTTTTTGCACCCAACGCAGTAAATTATCACATCATCTCCAGCAGCTGATTGTGCAGCAATTGAACTTCATCGGCTTCCAAATAAAAATCAGTGGTGGGGTCCCAGTATTGGCCCGCAACAGTGTCATAGTACACAATACGTCCGTTGCCAAACACAAACGGCCCTTCCAGACCTTTGCGGGGACCGTATCCTTTCAAAATGTCTTCAGTGCGACCTAACACACGATAGCTCATATCAGTAGTGTAGCAATTGATATACCAAATGTCAACCAACAGCGTTTTACTGGCCGGTCATAGTATACCAAGTCAGCTGTTCAGGTTGGATTTTTATCAACTTGCCAACGGGATAAACAGTAAATCTGTCAGACGAGCTCTGTTGAATTCGAGCATGTTTAACGTGAAGTAAAGCTACAATTCCAATAAATGGTTGATCACTCATCACAACAACTGGATCTCCCGTTGACAATTCCTGATTTAAAAAATCTCTCATTTGATTTAGAAATCAAGCGTGGATCATGCCAAATTTTTGTCGGAATTCAGCATAATCGACGATGCGCACAATGCGATTAAACAAAGACCAAGCGTCCTCTAGCTGAGTGGGGTCAAAGTCTCGTTCCCACCCAGTGTCATCTGCACCCCATACACTCACTCGCCATTGGTTCGTTGGCCATAACTGGCTCAACCTTACACAAGCCCATTGGTCAGGGATATGCCTCCATTCCGTTTTAAACGCAGGATGCAGGTCAATTTCACAAGGCACCAACTTGGTTATTTTAAGTTGGTTCGTTACTGGGTTTTCCAGAAGTTTTAGAATTTCATCATGAAACACGGAGTGTCCTTAGATTTTCTCAGGAGTGTCAGCGTACATATACCAGTCTGGCACAGTGGGTTTGTTGTTCTGTGCATTGAACTCAGCAACAAACGAGTCAGCTTGCTCTTTGGTGTCAAATACTTTGGTCTCGTCTACACGCTGACCCCAACCACGTTCACTTTCGATAATATTGACTTTCCAACGCTTCATATTTTAAGTGTAGCAAAAGGCAAGTCAGTTGTCAACCACTATTCACCGCTTGCGAGCTTATACCAAACCATTTGCTCAGACAAAATCTTTACCACGCGATTTGGGGGTTGTACCACAGAGTCTCTGCGGGATTTGGAAATTTTGATGCGAACATTCTTGTCAGTAAATGCTATAATTTCACCCACTTGAAAGGTGCAGCAATGGGATTTCAACAAAATCACATGGTCTCCAATTTCCAGTGGCTGCTTCAGAAAATCCTTCATACTATTCAACTTCTGCGACCCATCAGAAGTGTAAACAAACATGGATTTTTAATCATATGCAACACATTAGGATCCATCTGCATTGCGGTTATTTGCAACTCTTCGCTGGGGTCTTTAATATAGTAAATTACCGCAGGGTATGCCCGAATTGCCATCATTTTTAGTTCATCATCTAATAGATGATCTGGAACTATTGAAATCACACAAGGATTCGTCTTAATTGCCTCACGATATTCATCTTTACTGGGATTGAATATATGAGTGAGTAAACCTGGTTCTTTACTAACTGCGAGTAACCTAGCCTGGCGTGTTGGGTTTTTGATCAGTAGGATAGACGAAGCACATCGAGTAATTGCAGCCAATTGAACTGCTTCGCTGGGGTTATTAATCTGATCAATAAAATTTGCAAAATCAGACACTATCAGAATCTGTACTTGTTCATCGCAGTCATTTAAATCAGTGTTACAGAATTTAGCGTAAGCATCAGTCAATGTCATATCATGCTCAGCCTTTCTTTAATCTATACCAAACTAGCTGCTCATCAGTGATTCGCACAACATCGCAAGCGTATACTGACATTTCTCTGCCGTGCGTTCCTTTAGCAGATTTGACTCGAATCATTTTGGGGCTGAAATGCAGTATTTGCGCCACTGTGAGGCTGCGTCCATTGCCGAAGCTGTTGGGGACTAAAACATAGTCGCTGGGAGATAATGGTTGTCCCAAAAAATCATCTACAACTTTGGATTGTGTGGGTTCTGTCAACTGGTTATTTATATTTTCCTATCAGTCTCACAAACACACAGGGGTTTTTGATGTGCTGAATTGCGGTTGGATTTTGTTTTACTGCTGCAATTTGCACTTTTTCACTGGGATCAACAATGTGCTGGATTGTAGTACCGTCTCTTTTTACTGCGGCCAATTGTACTCGCTCTGACGGTTCAACGATGGCCCGAATCAAATGGGGGTCTCGTTTGACTGAAACCAATTGAACCTTTTCAGTGGGAAAATCAATACTGTATATACAGTATTGATTTCGACGTACTGCCGCTAGCTGTACTCGTTCACTGGGATTTTTAGTGTAACAAATATTAGCAGGATCACTTTTAACTGCGGCCAATTGCATTTCTTCGGTTTGAGAAGAAATTGAATTGATCAACGTGAATTTATGATCGTAAGAATCCAATGGTGCCCTCATTCACAATGATACTACACAGAGTCAGTCAGCCGTTGTCAAAGGTTATTTTGATAGCAAAAACCAACTCACTTGCTCAGGTGTCAGTTTGAGCAGCTGATGTGGATTTTTGAGTTCTTCCCAAGCACCTTTGTATATTTTTACACGAACTTTTTTGGGCGTAAATGCAATCACAGAGGCCAGTGAGAAATTTTTACCATATTCCACAACAGCAACAAAGTCACCAATTTCAATATTTTGATTGAGAAAATCTTTTTTCATAGTGTCTTTCATATTTCAAATTGTTGTTTTACCAATTACTATACCGATAAAGTTGTTATTCTTTTAGTCAAAAAAGAAGATCTGGAACAACCGACTGTTATGCAGCTGAGTTCCAAAATACCCAGCAGCAGCGTGAATGCTATGACTGTCAAAAATTACCAAACGATTGTAAATATTACCCACAGTGTCTACTAAATCAAAACGAGTTTTGTCATAAAAACCACCAGAAAAGGCGCGGCCATGGTCAGGATCCTGACTGGATCTTATGCCAGTTTCGCGATGAGCATAGAAGCTGGTCCCAGTATCATAAGGAGCATTGGGTGTCAGATATATCATTGCTGCCCACACCTGAAGATCACAATGATAAACCAAAAGATCTTCAGGCGTACAGTACTGAAATTTTCCATTGGTTTCATACTCATCCCATTTAGTAATGGATTGGCCAATAATAGATTCAAAAGCAGACTTAATGGACTGATCACGATAGGTTAGCTCACTACGCTTGCCCTTGTACCAACGATTGTCTTCAATATATCGAGCTTGTAGGGCTGTTTCACGAACCGCGTCCGGATTCTGATAGAAATTGTCCACAACAAAAATCTTTTTGCGATATGATGGGTTCAAGGCAAAAACATTGGTTACTTGATTTCTTGTTGCAACAACTGGACCCACTGCTTGGACTTGATCATTTGTGACTATCATATAATTTCCTTGTTAGATATTTACACTATGTGGACGATAGCGTGGCTGTTTCAATGCCACTAACCAAGCATTCACTACTGCTATTTGATTGTCCCACCAACGAGTTTCCAGCTTGAACTCCTGAAAACGTATTTCGGTATTCCGGATGTATCGAGCCTTGTCCTGCCGGGTATAATACCAGAAACTGTTTTCATTCCAGTAACTCACATGAGTGGGATCTTGCCAAGCACCACGCCCGTCTGTGCTGGGCACTTCAATGAAGGCCCATCCGCCATCCACTAATACCCGATGAATTTCCTTCATGATATGCAACGGATCACGCAGATGTTCCAGTAAGTGACTGGCATTGATCACGCCCACAGAATTATCTGGCAAAGGAATACCCTGATTTAGATCGGCAATGATATCAGCATCACAGAGATCAATAGTAACACAACCTGGTTTGGCATCAATGCCTCCGCCCAAATCCACCGCCATTAGTCCTTGTTTTTTTGCGTCCCTGAGCGCCAGCTGCCATGCATACTGATCAAACAGTTCACGTGTTTTGGTCTGAATTAATTCGTTGCGTTCAATCCAGGTATTCTCGCCGGTGATACGGTAAATGTACAAACATTTTGGTATGTGAGCAAATTCAGTAACCAAATAGGTTTTGATCATCAGCTCATGATCGTCACACACTGACAATCCAGGGTTGTGGCCGCCCACTTCTTCATAAACACTGCGCCGCCAGGCTCTCACATGATCAGGTGCATACCAAATAAAACTCAGACTCTGACTGCTGGGAGGAAAACTGTGCATGGTTACCAGATCTCGACCTTGCCAGTTAAAATAAGAATAGTCCCACCCATAATTTTTATTGTAGGGAACAAACTTGTCCTGCATGTGGTACATGGCGTCGTTGCTGTATGCAAATCCCACGCTCTGATCCTGAAACGCTAGATTTAGCTCACTCAAGCAATCTGGCGTCAACAGATCATCGTGATCCACTTCTACAAGTATTTCGCCAGTTCCTTGAGCGAATGCTTGCTTTTTCATAAAGCCCACGTTGGCATTAGGATAGTCAATTCCTTGGATAATTCTAACACGAGGATCTTTGTGAATTAGATCTGGGACTTGCTGTGGTGTTGCGCCGGAATTAAGATACAGGACCCATTCCCAATTTTGATAAATTTGATCCTGTAAACTCTGGTACAACTCATTTAAAAAACTATTACGAATATGTGTAGGGGTTATGATACTAAATTTATAATTGGTCATGTTACCGACTAAAGAATTGGATCCGGGTGTGGGACTCGAACCCACGTGGGCTTTCGCCGACGGTTTACAAAACCGTTCCAATCGCCACTATGGGAACCCGGCTCATTTTATTTAACTTCTTGTATATATCCAATAATAACTCTGGGACCAAACATTCCACGAACGATATTTCGAGCAGCATTTACATCACTGGCTTGAACCACGATTTTTTGCATAATCTGTCCGGGGATTGTGTAGCTAACCTCAAAATTTCTGTAATTGGGCATCTTAGTTCTCTTTATGTTACTAAATTTATTTAGCAATTGTCAAAATTTACGATAGAATTTGTGATTTCCCACCACTGCGATGGGCACTACACCGCTCCATCCAGGGGTCACATAGGTAGCATGAAAAAACAAAGCGTGCTTCATGTACTGCGAGTATTGATTTTGAGCCAATACCTGTGTGGCAATCTGCCAACATTCACGACATTCAGCAGTGGATATGTGATGGTAATTGGAACATGCCCAGCTAAACTGACAAACACCTTGAGATTTTTGATTGATCACATCACAGGGAGTGTCTCCAAATCCCTTTTTTGTCCGGTTTTGAATCACACGAGCTACAGCAATTTTCCCCATTCTGGGTTCATGACCACTTTCATACCATATGGCTGTGCTCATGCATCTTAGTTGTCGATAATCCACACTATTGATGGTCTTAAAATCTGCAACGTCGTATTTTTCTAATAAATCTTCCACAGTTTCTTTAGGTATCAATGAATTTGCGCTAACTGTATGTGTATAGGCCACAATAACCAGTGCCATAAACATCAATAACCAACTGTTAAGCCAAAATTTAAATATCATTAAACTTCCCCAGGGGATGTTAATACTAACAATAGTTGCCAAGTATTGTCAAAATCCAGTAGAACTCCTGGGCAACGATGCATATGGATCGCTGGGTGCAGGCCATGCGCCACCACCCACCAATCCCACACCGGTCTCAGGTACTGGGACTGCACGAGCAGATTCAGATCCAGTGTCGGAACCTACACCACCAAGTTCCAATGCCTGAACGTTTTTGCCTTCACGCATTGCAGCCACAATAGCCTGACCAGTTACTGAACTATCTGCACAGTCTTCGATTAGTTGTTGAGCTGAAAAATCATCAGTGTTTTTTCCGTAGTTGGGCAAATTAGTAACAAATGCTATCACTGTGTTCACACCACCACCCTGTACATAATAGGGAACATTGGCATTCAACCAATAGCTCATATTATGAGTTTCTGCTACTCGATTGTACAACTTTATTTTGTCGGACAATTTTAGTATAGTACATTGAATAGCCAGTTGCAAGGCTAAAGTTTCGGTATTGGTTTTTGCTGTGACCAGAGATACGTCCCAGTCGGTGGTTGTGCCAGACTGGATTTTTTCTCTGATGGTATTGAATTCAGAAACTATGGTGGCCATGTCACCCACTGCAACTGTTCCAGTATGAAATTTTTTCAAAACATTCACAGCTTCTGCCATGGTGAGATTATAATTGGTTTGACCCAGGCAATCCTCGGCTTTGAGGCGGCCATGAGCTCCACTGCCAGTACCCAATGTGGTCAACAGAGTATTCATCTGAGCTTCTGTTGTGGGTTTAGTGAGTGCGTTGAGATCTGACCCTGGGATGTTTTGCATCTGTTGCATACCGGAACCCAGTGTTCGAGCATCAGCACCAGCGTTAACTTTGACAAATTTTGCTAGATTTTTTGCCAAGCCCAGTATGGCGTCAGTTTCAGTAGTAGTGGTCTGTATCAGATTCAGTGCCGTGGCACCCACTGTGGTCGCAGGATCCAGTAACTGGGAAAATTTTGTAACGCCAGTGGCTGTGACTTTCAAAAACTGTTGGATACTAGCAATATCAGCAGAATCCGCTGATCTGTCAATCAAGTCACGAATGGCTTTGTCGGTGATCGTGTCCTTGAGCATGATTTTGTTGGTTTGAGCTTGCTTTATTTGGTCAGCAACAAAAGCTCCGTCAATCGTCTGAACTTTCTGAGTGGCTGGATCTGTAAAAGTTTTTCCCAAAACAATCACATGTAAATTGCCCACTTTTTCTGCGTTGTTTTTAATCAGCTCGTTGAGAACTTGGCAGGCACTGAAACTCGCATAGGGACTTTGAAGATTTATCAATGCGCTGGCTTTATTGAAACCAACGCCCACGGTGGCTAGATCTGTGCTGCTATTGCCAGCTATTTTGGTGAGTCCGCCGGTTGCACCAGCAGCTGGTCCACCAGTACCAAAGTCCCCCACGCTGGCACTTTTGAGCACTGACCCAGTTTGACTGGCGTATCCTTGTGCTTGGCCCAGCACATTGGCAAAAGTCTTGCAACCGTCGCTATTGAACCACCCAGAAGTTCTGGCATAAGCACGCCGAATCAGTTCACCATCACCCCAATAAGATATAAACTGTTGGGGAGTACTTCCCACCGCCATGGGAAAATCTTTACATAAACTGTAAAAGATTTTACGTGGCAGAATCTTAATGGTCACAGTTTCACTACTGGTTGGCGCAGTCACAAAAGTGATTTGACTAAAATTACCATTGAAACTGTAATGTACCCCGGGGGTTTTCACTGTACCATTGATATCTACTTGTATAAAATCGTTGGTTAACCAGGTCAAACCAGTCACAGTGTAAGATGTAGTGTAAGTCGGAGTAAAGACCTTGGTGACGTCATCACCTGGAATGGTGTTGGCGATGGTGACTTTTTCTGTAACAGGGGCCCCGGTGCGAGTTTCAAATGTTGCCCCTGTTACAGTGCCCGCTACTGTGGTCAGCCCAGCAACACCGTTGATGGCATTAGAGTAACTATTTGTGAGCTGAATACTGGTACCAGTAACGGCGGCCAGCACATAATAAGTAGTTCCAGATACTAATCCAGATCCTGTACCTCCCACCACTCCGGTGAGTTTTAAACTTTGACCTTGCAGGTAGGTACCAGATGCCACTGTGACTTCTCCAGCAACGCCGTTGATACTGCTTACACTAATACCAGTCAGTGGAGAACTGGTTAAATTGGAAACCATCAGGTAATAAGACTGTATGGCAGCATATTTAACATATTCTGATAACTGAGTGCTGATGTTGGGTGCAGCTATGCCAGTGTTTTGCAACAAACCGTGTAATGCTGTGACCTGAATACCGCTGAAATCTGTGGGCATATTAATTTCCTGGAATAATTACGTCTCCGCTGGCTTCAGCTTGACTATGGCCACAAGATTCAGCTGCACCATTAAAAGCGGCTGGTTTACCTTCGGCAATCACTGTGCTGGCACCAGCAACAATAGTGGGAGTCACATGGGGAGCAGCAGGAGGAAAAGGAGGCAAATGAGTTTGAACTATGCTGCCTTTTAATGCAGCAGATCTACCATTTACAATCACAGTGGAAGCAACTGCGCCAATCACTGGCGCACCCACTCCGTTCCTGTCTCCTTTTCTAACCCATCCTGGCATATATTTTTACCCCATGAGAATTTTATTGTTAGCAGTTCGAATGCCGCTAGTGGCTTCGTACCAAGCACTCACCATTTCTTCTCGACTCAGTGAGTGCATGACCACCGCAGATTTCATCAGATCCAGTTCCTGATCCAAACGGCTGCTCATTACAGCCTGAGCCAGTGCCATACCTTGTGGGCCGGGCATCAGACTCAGTGGCTTATAGATCACAAAAGCCGTATCAGTTTGTCTGATATATTTGGTTACAATTTCCTCCCCGCTGATCAGCTTGAAGGATACGATATCGTTTTCAGTATACATGTTGTTTATTTATCCGTTGATTTTTTGATTAATCTCATCCACAGACATTTGTCTGAGTTCAGTCCAACTGTTAACAAACTGTTGTTCTCCCAAGTAGATCTGGGGCACTGACCTATGACCCTGCTTGCGTATAAACAGCAGAGCTTCGGAGTTTTCGTGTAAATTAACGTCAGTAAAAGGTACGCCAACCTCAGTCAGATATTCTTTGGCTTGTCGACACTGGCTGCACACCAGTGTTGAGTAAATGGTAAGTGTTTTCATAAACTAAATCCTTTAAACGAGTTTTCATCTAAATCCTGCTTCACAGCACCTATCGTGTAGGAACTGATTTCGGTTTCCTGAGGAGCCACCTGTACTTCTCCGCCTGCGATCCACTTGTTGGTCCAGGGCAGAGGATTGCTGGTGGGAGTTTTCCAAGCACAGTCCAGTCCCACAGCAGTCATACGCTTGTCACAGATAAAATCCACATAGTCACAAAGCAGCGTCTCATTGAGACCAATCATGCTACCGTCCTGGAACAAGTAACGTGCCCAGAGCTTTTCTTGTTCTGCTGCTGACCGGAATAACTCCACACACTCAGCTTGAGTTTCGGTTCGAATAGTCTCAAAATCTGGGTCATCTTTGGGCAACAATTTAAGCAAGGTCTGAGTGCTGGCCAAATGAACATTTTCATCCCTGCAGATCAGTTTGATGATCTTGGCATTGCCCTCCATCTTTTTTACTTCAGCAAATGCCCAACTGCATGCAAAACTCACGTAAAATCTCAGTCCTTCCAGTACATTCACGCTCATGAGGCTGAGCCATAAAAGTCGCTTGAGGTCATACAGCGTTACCTTTATTCCTCGCCCATTGACTTTGTGAACTCCCTCTCCCAGCAGATTGTACCACTGAATCATATTCAAAAGCTCGTCGTAATTTTTAGTGATATCATTGGCACATTCCACAATCTCACTAACACTCATGATTTCATCAAAAATTTTACTGGGATCTGAATAGACATTACGAATGATGTGAGTATAACTGCGACTGTGAATGGTTTCACTAAATGCCCAAGTCTGTATCCAGGTCTCTATCTCAGGCAAACAAACAATAGGTAAATAAACCAAATTGGGACTGCGACCCTGTACACTATCCAGCAGAATCTGTCGTTTGAGATTACTGGTAAAAATGTGTTGCTCGTGAGCAGTAAGTTCTTTGAAGTCTTTACTGTCTTTGCCAAGATCAATTTCTTCAGGGCGCCAGAAAAAACCCAATTGCTTTTCAGTAAGTTTGTCAAACTGTTTGTATTTCAGAGTATCATAACGCTGCATGCCTACACCACCAGCGGGGTCTAAAAAGGCCCTGCTGGTTAGGTGGTCTTGATTTTGCTGATTAAAAACTGTCTGCATTGTATACCCTTTATTATATAACACACGATTCACATTCACTAGCAGGTTCGGTTATCTTTTCCACATTAATCTCACCCTGTCCATCATGGGTGTTGTTATAGTATAACTGTTTCCCACCATATCGATAGAACATCAAAATATGCTTGAGTAACTCGCTCATGGGAATCTTTTCATCAGGATAGAATGCTGGGTTATAACTGGTGTTTACACTAATTCCCTGATCCACCCACTTCTGCAATACCGCACAGATTTTTAGATAACCTTCGGGGCTGGCTTGATTCCAAAGCAATTCGTACTTGTTTTTGAGTTTGCGGAATTCTGGCACCACCTGCTTGAGTACACCATGCTTGCTTTGCTTCACGCTGATCAAACTGCGAACTGGTTCGATACCATTGGTGCTATTGCCCACCTGACTGCTGGTCTCGCTGGGCATAATGGCCATCAGAGTGGCATTGCGAATACCAACGGTTGCTGCTCGAGCTCTGAGTTCTGCCCAGGGCATGCGTTCCACATAGGGCACCAATTCGTCCACTTCACTCTTGCGAGTATCCACTGGCACAATGCCTTTGGCATAGCGCAGATTTTGCCAGCCCTCACAGGGCCCTTGTTCCTGTGCCAGCTCCACACTGGTTTTGATCAAATAGTAACTCATGGCTTCCATGTATTCATCCACTGCTGGCAAACAGGAAGAATTAGTATAAGTGTAACCGTGCTTGGCCAACCAATAGGCAAAGTTTACAATACCAACACCCAGGGGGCGATAAAGATCAGTACTGCGTTTGGCTGCTGGAACCGGATAATGCTGATAACTCAGTAGAGCATCTAAACCTCTCACAGCCAGTTCACAGGGTTTGGCAAAATCTTCAGGATTGTGTATCATACCCCAATTGATCGCACTCAAAGTGCATAAGGCGATTTCACCATTGGAATCATTAACGTCTATTAGAGGTTTGGTGGGAAGATCTATCTCTGCACAATTGTGAACAACTACCCCATTGGCATAAAAACAAGAGGTTTCCGGAACCGTCAAGTCGTATACGGGAATTTCTGGCACACAAATTTTTCTAATTTTTAACATAGTGATTTCGTCCAATCGTCAAATTAAATTCTCTAGTTTTTTGACTAAGTATTTGTTTCTGGGCTGCGCTTCTGTAATAGGGATCAAAGATATATCTAGTCCCATAAAGGCTATTGTGTAATTCTACTATCGCATGTAGGTCACCCATATGATTCTTAACCCAAACTTCGGAAACTTTTTTGAATTCAGTAAATTCTTTTTTGATATTACTTATAAACATTTTTCTTGATACATACAATTCATCGACTAAGGAATCAGTCAAACATTTCAATACTCTATTTTTTTGTTCATCAGTGATACCCTTGTAATTATTATTGTTTTTTCCATCCTGGGGTTTCAATTTGCCCTTGAAGGGACGTCCTTTAGAATGATGTACCCACTCTCCAGACACAACTTTTGGGTGAGTTACATCAACTGATCCTATAGATTTACGAGTCGTAGCGTCCACTACCGGCATTTTCCCACGTCGAGCATTAGAAATAGATTTTAGACCTATTTGGCGTAGATGAGACAATTGATTTAAAAATTCAACATCAACTTCAGTCAAAGTTCGTTGCCTCATATGATTACCTGTTGCCTTAGTGAAGAAAAATTGTAATGCAGTTCCGGCTGAATATTCATATCTAGTTCCTTTGCATATTTCATACAAATAATAATGACACAATAGATGCTCTTGAAATGTCAATAAAATCAAATTTTCTTCAGAATTAGGGTCACCGTCTAAATGGCCACTTGGACCTTTTCTAGAACGATTTTTAAACAAGAAATCTGGCACAATATGATGTCTCTCGTAATAGATTTTACTGTTTTTGACCCTGTCTTCCGCTTTGGCCTTGTCTATAATATCTTTGTACGCTGACTTAAATGACATTCAATACATCCTTCTAAATGTATTTATGCCAAGTAATCACATTTCAACACATAACTCGTCAGTTTCCTGCAAATCTTTCGCCATTACATACCCCCGGTTTCGAGTATATATTTGATGTTCAGGAGTACAAACAACAACATGACCTTTTTCATCTTGTATTTCGATCATCTCAGTAGCAGTTCCAGTCTGGGCTGCTGCGGATACATCGCACCACACAATACGGCCAGTATTTGAGTCATAACTCTTAACTTTAACACCATTCATGCCACCCAATTCCCACCGTTCCACAAAACTCTGTAAATCTATCTGTTCCTGTTTGCCGGTGGGGTATTGAACATCAATTAGCGTGTCACCGGTTAGACACAGATTACTTTGTTTGATGGGTGCAACAGCAGGGTCAAATGGGCTGTGACTATTGGCATGATCCACATTCTGCAGATATATGCGGCCAGTGTCTTTGCGTTCCTGAGCAAACTGACTGAACAGTTCTGATGCCTTCACAGTTTTCTTTCTGACGGCCGGGTTAGCTTCAGCCTGTGTATACAAACGACGAAATTCCTCTGTGTCAGCAAAAAATGCATCATACAAACCTGGTACGTCGCTGGGACTGAACAGTGTGATGTTACCTCCGCTCAGTAAACGTTCATACATCACTTTGTTAAACTGCACACCGTAATCCATCTGACGAATTCGGTTGTCTTCTGTGCCTTTGTTGTTTTTAAGCACCAACAGATCTTCCACTTCCAGATGCCAGATTGGGTAATACAGTGTGGCTGAACCATTGCGGACTCCGCCCTGACTGCAACTCTTCACTGCACTCTGAAACAGCTTATAGAAGGGAATAACACCCGTGTGATAAGCATCACCATTGCGAATGGGCGACTTGAGTGCTCGAATACGTCCACCGCCAATACCAATACCAGCTTTTTGACTCACATATCTCACAATAGCACTGGTGGTGGCATTGATGCTGTCCAAGCTGTCACCGGTTTCTACCAGCACACAACTGCTAAATTGTCTCTGGTTGGTTCTCACTCCAGCCATCACTGGCGTGGGCAAGCTGATTAGATGAGTACTGATAGCCTCGTAATATTCTTTAACCCAGTGTAAACGAGTTTCTGCAGGATAGTTCTGAAACAGAGTCGCAGCAATCAGAATATAACACACCTGCGGTGTTTCGTAAATTTGTTGGGTTACACGATTTTGTACCAGATACTTACCACGCATCTGCTCCATACCCACATAGGCCATGTCATTGTCACGCTCATGACGGATCATGGAATTGATTCGATCCCACTCTTCATCTGAATAGGCAGATACCAATTGAGCATCATAAAATCCCATCTGAACATTCTGTTGCACAATCTTCTTGATGTGCCAGGGTTCATACTGACCGTAAACTTCTTTACGCAAATGATAATTAATCAGTCTACCAGCCACATTCTGATAATTTGGTGATTCTTCGCTAATCAGGTCAGCTGCACTTTTGATTAGCATTTCCTGCACATCAGTGGTTTTTATTCCATCATAAAATTGAAGACTGCTTCGAATTTCCACCTCGCTGGGACTTACGCCGGTAATTCCCTCACAACCCCAAAAAACCACACGATGTAGTTTTTCCAGATCCAATGGCTCTCTACGACCATCACGTTTGGTAACATATATTTGACTCATTTGATTCGCCTTGCTATTCTAATGTTTTAAAATTTTCTGGTATTAATTCAGTGCTGAGTTGATATTCAATGCTTATGGAGTCAGTATTTACTATCTGTTCGTCATTGAAATTAAGAACATATTTTCCATTGTCTATATCAACTATGCTGACTCTTTCGCCAGCTATGTTATATAGTAATTTCAACCGCACCCCGTGTTTTCGTATATCTGGACACAAAGCACAAGTATAAAACATTCCCAGAGCTTTGGTCAAATCACAATAACTGAGGTTATCAAAAATCTGCCAAGGACTGGGCCATCGAGTGTGGTCATCATTGAGCAGACTCACACGCCTAGTGGGTGCATTCAACCACCACTGTTGCACAGTCAGTAATCTGTATTCCATTAATTCATATGTGTGAAGATTTTTCCGAAATCTTCTCCACTCCAGAATTTTTTGTTCTATGGGTGCATACCAGTACATAGATTAAAAGTAATTGATTTTCCTAAATCTGATTAAAGCATCATATCCGGTGCTGGTTGATGTGTATTTAATCACAATGAGTTCTCCAGATACCGTCGCACTAATAGTTATGCCTAGTGAACCACCAGTGGAACTATTGGTTATGGATATCGTGTCAGCAATTACACCATCGTATGCATACTGAATATCACCCGTCAAATATACCCCATCACGAACAATGCTGTAATTTATAACACCAGCCGGATAGGAAGTTTTGTTAAAACTGTAAAATTCAGTGGCTGATGAAGTATCATCAGTTAAAGTTTGAGTTTGAAAAGATGCGCCAGTGTTGCTGAATTCTGTGAGAATTTCGGTATTGCCTTCATTGGGAGCACCTTGTTCAAAAGATCCATTACCAATATAAAGTTGTTGGGTATCTATCGCCCAACCCAGTTCTCCAGCTGCCAATTGTGGCAGATTTTCCTGTCTGCCCCTGCGAACCTGAATTTTGGAAATTTGAGTTACAGCCATGTTGTTGTCCTTGTGTCTTATTTAGCTATAAAACTGATTTACTCGCTCACTCCAAAGCAAACTGTATTTTTCAAATTCTGAATCATTAACTGGAAAGAAATGTAGCAGCGAGCACAAACAAAATCTTTCATTAATGCAAAAAAATCAACCACTGATTTGCTGTTTATCTTGTCAAAAAATAATTAACAAAAGAATTTTTAATAGATATCATAAAAATTGTTCATTACCTGAGACTGGTGTTTAATTGATAAAATTTTTCAACGCGGCGTGCCCACTGTGTTTTATAATATTCAAGTTTATCACCGGTTATAACCCAATGTTGCAATTCATAGTTTTGACTGCACATCAAAATCACACCAGTTTTAATATTAGTTTCAAACAAATAATCATGTGCTAAAATGTACGCTGCTAATTGATTAAAATAGTCTTCTATAAAAGACTCTTTCTTGGGTTTGTTGGTTTGTTTGAAATCCACTATGCTTAACTGTCCTTGCCATTCAGCTACACAATCTGTGGTGCCAGCGTACAGATCTGGGTAATATAAATTTACTTCATTGCCATAAATTTCACCACAATTGGGTTTCAAATATTTTTCGGCAATCAAGTTAGCCATGCGATGACTTTGTTGACTATAAGGGTTAGACCCAGGATCACGAATTGTATCTTCAGTGAGATATTGTTCCAGAAACCGATGCATCCGGGTTCCTCGATTGGCTGCTTCAGTGGTGATTTGTTGAGCTTGCTGTTCGCCCACACGTCGTTTCCACTCCATA